CTTTATAATAATATTATATTAGTTATATATATAATATATATAATTATAATAATGCGTTAAATGCCATAGGGGGAGTTCCTAAAGTGTCCCCTGTATATAATATAATACCGGAATAGATGACTTCCCACGCTCCAATATAATCTAATATAACCTAACACACTGTAAACCATACAAGCAGGGTATACTGTAATAGTGATTAAACGAAAGGAACGGTATCGAATTAAAGAGTTTAGCATATAAACGAGTAAATATACATAAAAGGGGGAAAGAGGGGTTTAAAGGGCATTAGAATGCATATTTATATAAATTATATAAAATAATAGGTTATTTAATTTGGAAGGTTTTATGATTTTGCTGAAGTCAGCAATACGATTATAACAAATGGGGGAAATGGGGTAAAAAGTAATGAAAGGTGGGGGTCATGTTTTTTAGTGATTTTATATATAAAAACGGGTACAAACTGAGAAAAGTTGAGAAAACCGTGAATCCTTTTTAAGTAGGATGTATCATAAGTATATCAAACAGACAGGGTATTTAAGTTTTTATATTAAATTCATAGTTGCTTTACTTATAAAGCAAAAGGGAAGAAAAAATCGTTTTACAGTGTGAGCAATATCTTAAGGGTGATAACTCACGACAAGGACATTAAGCAAAGACGTTTATAGTTTTATTGAAACGATTTCTGTAAGAAGTAATGCTTAACTTAATTTTATATTTTAATATCGGGATAATATTTAAGCTCTTTAAATAAAGTCCTTGGATATAAACCCTTTATTGTCCCGATATTTAAATAATATAATATAAAATAATAAAGAATAGTAACAGAAATTGCATATCTTGTAATACAGTCAAGCCACTATGGTCTGTTACTATTTGTTATTATATATAAATTATGGGAATTGATAAAGAAGATTTAAGGGCTATTTTAGAACAATGCAGGGAAGACCCACAGTTCTTTATAGAGAATATACTTGGTTGGAAGCCGTGGGGTAAACAGCGTGAGATTATAGAAGCATTTAGAACTGAACGCAGGATTACAATAAAGAGCGGACATGGGGTAGGCAAGACCAAGTTAATGGCAGGATTGATATTACAATATTTGTTTACCAGGCCTGATACAATGGTGGTTACCACAGCGCCGTCTTGGACATTAGTAGAAACAGTATTATGGGGACAGATAAGGTCACAATATCATAATGCGTTATGTCCGGAAGTATTAGGGGGAACGGTTCTAAACACTGCTATCAAAACGTTAGATGATAACCATTTTGCAATAGGGATAAGTTCCGATGAACCAGAACGGGTAAGTGGATTTCATAATAAGAACGTGTTAGTTGTAGTGGATGAGGCAAGTGGAGTAGAAGATAAGATGTTGGATGCGTTAGAGGGGTTATTAACCCAGCAGAACAGCAAGTTGGTGTTTATCGGTAACCCGATTAATACATCTAATAAGTTTTATAAATCGTTTTATGACCCGGAGTATAGTTCTTTATTTAAGAAAATAACAATAAGTTGTTATGACAGCCCAAACGTAAAGACCGGTAATGAGCTTATACCCGGACTGGTAAGTTTAAGGTATGTAGAAGATTTCAAAAAACAGTTCGGTGAAAACAGTAGCATATTTAGAAGCCGGGTATTGGGCGAATTTCCGATAGAAAGCGAAGACCAGCTTATTCCTACGTCTTGTATAGAACGGGCAATGGAATATGATTACGAACCTCATTATTTAGACCCGTTAGTATTAGGTATTGACGTTGCAAGATATGGGGAAGATGAAACCGTTTTTATGTTGAGAAAGGGTAATAAGGTTATATGTAAAGAAAGGTTATCTGGCAAGAACACAAATGAGGTTACAGGTAAAGCTCTTTTTCTTATTAATCAATACGAACCTGAATGGATAGTGGTAGATGATACCGGTGTAGGCGGTGGGGTAACCGATTCTCTTTCCAGAAAACATAATAACATATCAGGGTTTATCGGTAACGAAAAAGCGTCAGAAGAAATATTCCTTAATAAAAGAGCCGAGTTCTACTGGAAATTAAGAGGAAAGTTTTTAGACGGGAAAATGAGTATTGAGAAAGACGGAGATTTGGCTTCAGAACTTGCTAATATAAAAGTTGATTTCCCGGATGGATTAATAAAAATACAGTCAAAAAAAGATATGAGGAAATCGCCTAATTCGGCGGATGCTTTATTATATACGGAATATGCTCTTTCTATTATGCAGTTTAGAGAAAACAAACATAGGTTACCACAAATTTGGATGCCGGGTGTTGGAAATATAAACAATAAAAATAATAATAATTCAAACGTGTCAAGGACTGGATACGGTTAAACGGTGATTAACAAGGTATTACCAAATACCTACAATAATTACAAAAGGAGAATTGAAAGTAATGGACAAGATTATGGACAATGCAATACAAATTGGACAAATACAAGCTGCAGGCGATAGGGTAGTTATCAAACAAGAAATGGATAAAGATTACTACGAAGTGGGCGGAATAAAGTTAGTTAAACCTGAAAATTATAAGAATAACACTACTACCGCTATAAAAGGTGTTATAGTTAATATAGGAAAAGAAGTAAAAGATTATAAAGTGGGTGATATTGTTTTGTTTCATAAATATGTGGGTTATGATTTAAATAATATTGTGGCAAATGGAGATTTACAAATATATAAAGTTATACCAAGTTCTGAAGTTATAGCTATAATAAATGATATAAAAGTAGATATTAACGAGGATAGTTTACTTAACGTAGGGAAATTAATGTAATAAGGACAATAAATGATAAAACTTTCAGAAACTAAACAGAAAGAAATAGCATTATATTTTGGTGGGATGTTAACTAACGTTATATCGGTTAATGAAGAATTGTACGAACAGAAGATACCTGAATATTGGCAACGGTATCGGGGAACGTGGTCAAGTAAAAAAGATAAGAACTATCCGTGGGCAAATTCCGCTGATTTCAATTTGCCTGTAATAACATGGGTATGCGATTCGCATATCAGCCGAACTATGGATACTATATTCGGGGCTGATGATATATTCAAAGCAGTAGCAATAAGTACGGATGCTATAGAAAGTTCAAGTAGAATACAAAGTTATATAAACCATATATTAAAGAAACCCGAAATATTTTGGAATCCAATACAACAGTGGGTACAAAGAATGTATGTTGAAGGAAACGGGATTCTAATACCGAAATATGAATATAAAACAAGGAAAGTAAAGAGGTATAGTAAGGTAGGACAAACGCTTAATAACTTCGGTATGCCTACGTTCAGCAAAATGTATCAACAGGCGGAGGGCTACCTGGTACCAGAAACAAAAGAGATAGGCGAACATTGTATAGAAGTATATCCGATTCCATTAAAAGATTTCTTTACTAATTTTAACGGAGATTCTGTTCATACTAACGAATGGACAGCATATAGAATATTCAAAACAAAACGTGAAATAAAGGAAATGGGTAAGATAAAAGATGAAAACCTGAAATGGATAAATACCGATAAGATAGACAATATGATTTCAGAAGAAAATAAAGGTACTGAAATGAAGGACAAAAATCAGGCTGCAGGTATTGATGAGAACATTACTGCGGATATTGATAAGCCGATAGAACTGTTTGTAATTGACGCTTATTATGATTACGAAGGAAAGGGAAATTCAAAACATATAAATCTTATTATAAACCGTAACAATAATATATTGTTTAAAATTTGTGATAACAACGATTTCAGCGATAAACGTAGATTGATATTATCTAATCTATTCCCCGTAGCAGGTTCTTTGCTTGGCAGCGGTTTCCCACAACGGCTTGGTTCAATGAACGACGAGTATAATACGATTCATAATCAAATAATAGACAATACAACAAAGATAAACGCTGATGTGTATACGGTTGTACCCAAATTACTTGCAAATCCAAATCAGGATTTAGCCGGAATAGCTTCAAGACCGGGTGCTTTCATACAAGTAATTACGCATGATGCTATAAAAAGGTTAAACAATCAAATCCCACAAGTTAATTTACAGCAGATGGAAATGCAAACAATGTCATTAATAGA